AGCCTACGCTACTCTGAGAATTTCCATTATCGCAGGCACTAAAGCGCTGGCAGCCTGGAACACCGTCATGGGCTTGAGCATGATGTCCGGTGTGGTCAAGTGGCTGCGAAATCTTGGCCTGGCAATGACAGCTATGGCCGCAAGAACACGCGCAGCTACACTAGCCATGCGCCTGTTCAACCTGACGAACCCGATTGGCTGGCTAGTAACGGCTGCTACTGCTCTCGCGACGTGGTTCCTGGTCTTCAAAGAGAACGAAGAGGTCGTTCCAACCGCAACGGAAGACCTGGAAAAGTATCTCACGGCTATCTCGCCTGAGCGTTTCGAGGAAGCCAAGCAGGAACTGGTCGCTCTGAAGGAAGAGTACGCCAAGAAAGTTAGTGGACAGGGCGGCTTTGTAGATCAGATCAACCTGATTGATGAAAACATTGCCAATCTGAAGGCAGCAAAAGGGAAGGCTGGTATGCCAGCCTCCGCGATGGAAGGTTTCGACAAGAACATCGCAATGCTCGAGGCTCAAAAGAAGCGTCTCGAGGATGAAATGACTGCGCTCGGCATTGACATTAAGCTGACCTCGCAGTTGATCATCGAAAACCAGCAGAAGATGCTGGAAGATCAGGTCAATCAGTCCAGGCGCATCGTGGGAGATGCCTGGGATGCTTTCATTTCCGATACGGTAGACAAGCGTAGAGCGGCAGAAAAGGAGTCCGACAAGATATATGAGGGCGATAGCAACGACGAAGATAGACTCGCCAGGCGTATCGCAATCATGGATCAATTCCGTGCGGACATCACAGCCAAGTTCAAGGAGTTTGAGACTGAGCAGAATGAGATCATATCGGCTTCGCAAACAAGGCTTGCTGAACTTGCCGCTGATGACCCAGAGCGCGAGAAATGGCAGAAGCGCATAGATCAGGCCCAGACTTCCCTGGACAACTATCGCATCGTTTACGAGGACGGTCTTCGTAAGATCACGGAACAGACCGAAAAGTTCCGTAAAGACACGACGCTGATGTCCAGCAAGGGCAACATGGACGAGGAGCGAAGCGCCCTAGATACCTTCTTCCAGTCTGCCTCTGCAAAGCTGGCCGGTCTCGAGGCCCAGTTGATGGACACGGGCAAGGAGACTGAGAAGTTCCTGGCTCTTGTTGAAGCTGGTCGCTTTGGAGATAGAAACAACTGGCCCGCAGAAATGCAGGCAATGTTCGAGAAGATTCTTGAGACGGTCGAAGATGTAGATAGAGCCGCCGAAGACCTGAAGAACAAGCGCAACTTTGAGCAGGCGATGAAGAACCTGGCAGGTCAGCTTGCCCAGGTTACTGAAGAAGCTCAGATGTATCAGGAGGCCATCGACGACGAGGCTACTGATGCAGCGGCTAATCGTGTTCGCAAGTTCCGTAGAATGATCGAGTCGCTTCGTGCGAGTCTGGAGCTTACCCCAGAGGACCTGAAGAAGTTCAATGCTGCGGCAGAGGAGCTACTGGAGAAAGTACAGGATGTAGAGGTCAACAGAGAAATTCTGGATGTCAGGAATGAACTGAATGACCTGGAGCTTGACGGTATTGTTAATGCAAGAAAGCGCCACGAAAGAGAGATGGAACTGCTTGAGGTCCAAATGCAGCAGTTTCTTTTGCGTAACGCAGAGGCGGAAAACATCAATGAGCTTCAGGCTAAGTATGAGGAGCTAATCAAGGCCAAAAAGGAAGCCTTCGAGAACAGCACTCCAATCAAGCGCATGTTCCGCGAGTGGGAAGACGGCATTGGCAACCTTGAGGAAGCGTCCACCGGATGGATCAGCAACTTCGTGGATGAGTTCGTCAACGGTATAATGGAAGGCAAGTTTGCGTTCAAGGACTTTGCGAAGTCCGTTCTCGCAGACATCGCCAAGATCATTATGCGGGCGTGGATTGCCAGGATCGCTCTGATGGCTATAGGAATGGGCGGTGGCGGCACAGCAAGTAGCACAGAGCTTAACGGGTTGTCTGGAGACAGTTTTAATACGGTTTTTGCCGCTATGGGTGGTGTCATTGGTCCGAAAGGTTCTATGCCGCTGAAGCGTTATGCGCGTGGTGGTATCGCCACCAAGCCGCAAATTGCAGTCTTTGGTGAGGGTGACCAGAATGAAGCCTATGTCCCGTTGCCCGATGGTCGGTCTATCCCGGTATCATTTGGGAAAGGCAGTAATCAGCCAGCACAGGCCAATGTAGAGGTGAACGTCATAAACGAGTCTGGAACGCCAGTAGAGGCAGAGCAACAGGGCGGTGCGAAGTTTGATGGTGAGAGATACGTTCTGGATGTTGTACTGCGAGCAGCAATGCGCCCAGGCAACTTCCGTGACGGCATGCAGGGAGCAATGAGGTAATGGCAGACTTTCCAACAGTCACTTTAGCGGGTCTCGAGGACTCCAAGCACTTTACTGAGTCTTCGGCTGACCCAGTAAAGCGATTTGAGGTAGAGGGTGGTTACACAATTACCAGACCGCGCTATACTAGAACTCCAAGGAAGACTTGGACGACTGGGTTCACAGACCTGACGACAACGGAGAAGGATAGTTTCGTCTCATTCTGGGAGTCCAAGAAAGGTGGCTCAGAGTCATTTACCTATTTGAATCCAGCAGATAACACCGAGTACACTGTTAGGTTCAAAGGTGTGCCAAAGATTAAGTATACCGGCATGGCCTCGCTGAGACGCTGGGACATTACGGAGATAACACTGGAGCAGGTATAATGCCCAACTCATTTTCGATTCTTAATGCGGTAGAGAAGAACCAGCTTGCCTCTGGCAATGCGTTCCTCGTGCTGCTGGAAATTCAGCTTGTAGACTCTACGACCAACCAGGTTGTTGATACGATTTATGTGGTCAACAACAATGAGGATGTCGTTTACAATCTCCAGACGTACACCGCATTTCCGTTCGATCTCAAACTTTCCAAAGACGCAAACGGAATACCAGAGGTCACCCTGGGGGCGACTGATTACCAGAAGATTCTCCTGACACAGTTGAACGCACTCCAGGGCGCAACAGGCTCGACGGTCATCATGCGAGTGGTCAACTCTGGCAATCTGACTGCCGATCCAGAAATGGAGGAAATATTTGATGTAGTCGCTGCTAATGCCAACGACTTCAAAATCTCAATCAAGCTGGGCGCGGAGAACCCTCTTCAGAGGCGCTTCCCGCAGATGCTTCAGATGCGCGACAGGTGTCGCTGGCACTACAAGAGCGCGGAATGTGGCTACACAGGGCCTATTACAACATGCGACCTTTCTCTTCAAGGGACAAATGGATGCTCGGCTCACGGTAATAGCCATCGCTTCGGCGGATTCCCTGGCTTGAAGGGTCGTGGCATCCGCTATGGTTGAGTACGAAGACTTAATCGGCAAGACGTTCGAGTACGGTGGAAGAGGGCCGGACAAGTACGACTGCTATGGTCTGCTGCGTGAGATGTATCGCAGGATCGGTAAAGAGGTCCCGGATTACACATCGCCCAGCGTAGGTCCAGAGATCATCGCTATGGTTCTGGACAAAAAGCAGGAATGGGAGGAGGTCGAAAAGAAGGATGGTTGTGCCATGCTCATTCGACTCCGTGGAAATGCTCATGTGGGCTTCACCCTTCCCTACGGCATGTTTATTCATGTCTGGGAGCGGAGCGGCGGTGTCACCGTCGAGCGCATACGAGATTGGGAAGCAAGGATTGTAGCCTACTATGACTACCTCTGATGACAAGAATCTGCCTGTGACATTGACCCCTTCGGGTCACATGAAGGTCATCTATGCTCACAACATTTTTGACCTGACAGACCACGAGGAATTTCTTCACCCGCTTGAGGACGGCGACAAGCTAGTCGATGTCCTCCCAAATTGGGAGAAGGAGACGATTACAGCCACGCTCAATGGCAGGCTGATTACTCGTGAGGAGTGGGAGTCAAAGACCATTAGAGAGGGCGATTCGGCAGTAATCGTCAGGTCACCTGCTGGTGACGATGCGAAAGACATCTTTCGCTTAATCCTGCTTATCGTAGTCGTCATTTACGCTCCGCAGTTTGGAGGCTGGGCTTCTGGTGCGTGGGGTGGTTCGGCGGTAGCCTGGGAAGTCGCTTTTGTAGTAGCGGGTTCTCTCCTTATAAATGCAATTCTACCTCCGACGCTTCCCAGCATGGGCAGCGACAGTGAGATGGAGAACTCACGCACCTACGGCATCGACGGTGCGAAAAACACAGCCGAAGAGGGCATACCAGTTCCAATCTGCTATGGCGGCTTTCGCATGGCAGGTAACATCGTCAATGTTTACACGAAGAATGCCGGTAACACGCAGTATCTTTATATGCTCATGTGTGCTGGCGAAGGTCACATTGCCGGTATTCGAGACATCGAGGTAAATGAGCAGCCTCTAAATTCGTATCAACACGTTCAGACACAGACGCGCCTTGGTTCCGAAACCCAGGAGATCATGCCTTGGTTCGGTGATACGACGACGCCAATTTCCGTAGGCGTTACTCTCAACCAGACTTTCCAGACTAGGACGACCGGAGTTATCGACGCTTTTCGCGTTGACTGCGTGGCGCCTGGAGGTCTTATTCAGTATCTGGATGACGGGTCAAAAAGAACCGTTACCGTTCCACTGGAAATTGAATACAAGCTGACCACAGACACCGAATGGACAACGCTGGGAACGTGGGGCGGTCCTGTTGACACGTATTCCAATCGTTATGTCTATCACGGCTACAACACCTATGACGCTAACGGCAATGTAAGTTCGTACACTCAAGAAGAGGTTCGCAGCACGTTCCGCGATGCTGGCGACTATCTGGATGGTCGTGCCGTTCGTGACATTGATGGTCGCAACGTAGGCTACTACGATGAGCGCGAGTATGACATTGTTTTCCAGACCCCAAAAATGTCAGGCCAGCGCACGAGCGCCATTCGTACCAGTTTCTTCAGTCCACCTTTGCCGCAGGGCGCGTATGACGTTCGTGTTCGCAGAACAACGGCTGACAGTTCAGAAGCCCAGATCGTTGACAACGTAGGATGGTCGGACCTGAACGAGATCATCTTCGATGACGTGACCTACCCGTACACCGCTATGGTCGGTCTGAAGATCAAGCTCACGGATCAGATTAGCAGCCTGCCAAACGTCACCTACTACAACCAGGGCAAGGTGATCAGGTGTTGGGACTCGACTAACGATGTCTGGTACGACGAGAACTCTAAGAATCCAGCCTGGATCGCGCTGGATATGCTGACGAATACTCGCTACGGCGCTGCGATTCCAGACTCTCGTATTGACATTGATAAATTCAGAGATTGGGCAGACTACTGCGACACCAAGAGCCTGACATATCAGGGCGTCTTCGACACGGATATGAATGTCTGGGATGCCTTGCAGTATGTAACGCGCTGTGGACACGCCAGGCTTGTCAGAATAGGCACGAAGTATTCGCTGGCGATTGATCGTGAAACGGCTCCAACGCAGTTGTTCACGGTTGGCAACATCATTAAGGATTCGTTCGCGCAACAGTGGTTCTCAATCATTGATCGCGCCAACGAGATCGAGGTCCAGTATTTTGATGAGGCGGATCGCAACAAGCGCCGCACCATCAAGCTCTATGATGACGCTATCGCTCAAGGTGAGACGATCAAGTCATCTCGCATTACCGCATGGGGTGTGACCGATCCAGACCAGGCTGCCAAAGAAGGCGTCTACATGCTCAAGAACAACCGCTACATTCGTAGTACGGTTTCGTTCAGAGCGCCACTCGAGGCTATTGCTGTCACTCTGGGCGATGTGTTCCTGTTGCAGCATGAGCAGCCAGATTGGTCTGGCGGTGGTCGCCTGGCAGCGGGTAGCACCACAACCAACCTTCAGATTGATCGCCCGTTTAACTTCGATAACACCAAGAGCTATACGGCCCTGGTTCGCTTCGACTATCTTGATCGTTACACGGCTGACATCACCTCGATTTCAGTCGGTGGGCGCAAGATCACCCTGGGTGCAGGCTTCTCTGGTCAGACTGACATCGACAGATTGCGGTTTGGTGCTATCGACATTCCTATCACTCGAATCGAAGCGGATGCGGTCTGGGTAAATGACAGCACTGGCCTGTCAGTCACTGACACTGTAACTCTGACGCAGACCGATGCAGTTCAGACAGTAGGTATTACCGCTGGAACCAGCGGTGAGCTTACAAGTGTACCGCTACAGGCAGCCTTGCCAGCGGCACCTGCCGAGTTAGCTCCGTGGGCAATCGGTGAGAACAATCTGGTGACCTCCAAGTGGCGTGTTACCAGAGTGGACGTTGAGAACGATCTCACGGCGACCATACATGGTGCCGAGTATAACGAGAATATCTACGACTGGACGTTGAGTGATGCAGTTGTAACACCTCCAGGCGACTTTGATCGTATTGTTCCGCACGTCGAGAATCTATCAGTAGGTGAGGGCTTTCTGGCCATTGGTGGAGTCAATCGCCCAACGGTAGAGATTGGCTGGACGATTGATGAAGGGTTTGACGATTACGGCGGCGCTGAGATTCAGATTTCCTATGACGGTGATGCCTTTGTCAGCGTCAAGACGATTACCGATGGCAGCACCTGGACCTGGGTAGAGGTCAACGGTGGTGACGATCTGATCATCAAGGTTGTCGCCATGTCGTCCGATGGGCGCTACGCCCTGCGCTCGACCGCTCCGACCCAGGCCATTACCATCAGTGGCGACCCGTATGGTCCGACAGATGTCTCCAACTTCGCGGCAGTAGCAGCGGCGGTAGGTATTGCGTTGTCTTGGGATGCGAACACCACGGACAATGACTACGCTGGCCTCGACATCAAGCGAAACACTACGAACGATGAGCCAGGTGCCACGCTAATCTTTACGGCTGACTCCAACCAGACCTCATACGTTGATGTCGGCGCAACCGATACGCAGACCAGTTACTATTACTGGGCGCGGTCAATTGACACGGCAGGCAATGTGGGCACCTGGACGGCTTCAACGCCAGCCAGTGTAACGCCTAACACAATCGCTGATGGCATCGACGCGACCACGGCTTTCCTGACTAATCCAGCGGCCAATATCCCCGCAGACTCTGACGGCAGTAACCCTGACTTCACGGGAACCAATGGTCAGTTCAAGGTCTATAAGGGCATCAACGAGATTACCTCGACGACCACGTTCAGCGTGTTCGCGGCAGACAATGCCACTGTCACGATCAACACCGCTGACAATACGCCAGTCAACGGCCAGCCACGGGGTTACTACGAAGTAACGGGCGAGACGGTTGCCCAGGATGTGCATTCGATTACGCTGCGAGCAGTCACCGCAGACGCAATCACCATCGACCAGGTTTTCACCGTCACGAAGTCGCTCGCTGGTATCGACGCTTCGGCTAAGTCGGTCAATCTGTCGGCGTCGTCCCAGACGTTTGCGTATGATAACTCCTCTGGAACGCCTTCGCTGATCGGACCAAGCTCGATCTCGTTTACAGCAAATCGCCAGAACACCACAGGTAGCACAACCTGGCAGGCGTGGGATCACACTGGCACAGAGATTACGCCGGTTACGAACATTCTGTCTGGCATCGCTGATGGCGGCGCTACGATGACAGCGGCCAACTTTGCTGGCATCACCAACAATGATTTCATTCGCGTCAGGGCGACAGTAGACGGCATCTACGATGAAGTTACTGTCACGGAAATCCTGTCGGGCACCGATGGCACGATTGGTAATGATGCTTCCACGGTATCTCTGTCGGCCAATGCCAGACAGTTGTATTTCGAGGGCTATGAATATGGTGTTCCAGAGACCTACTTCCCAATTCAAATCAACTTCACTCTGAACCGCCAGAACATCACAGGCAGTACGACTTGGGAGATTTTTGACGACACAGGTGCGGCGCTTTCGATTACCTATCTGAAATCGAGAACGGATACGTCCTGCTACTTCACTAGCGATGACATCACGACGATTGCCAACAATGATTTCATCCGGGTCAGAGCTACGGCTGACGGAATCTACGATGAAGTCACGATTGTCAAAACACGATCAGGCGTACATGGTGTAGCCACATATCTGTCCAACGAGACCTATGTTGTTGAGGTAGAGCCAGATGGCTCTGGTGCCGATCTCAGTGGGTTCAGTGGAACCCATGTAGTAAGGCAGGGTTACAGTGATAAGACAACTGCTGCGACCCACAGCGTAGTCGGAACGGCTACGAGTGATGGCCTGACTCTACAGGTTGGCTCAACAACGGGTGTCTACTCGTTCACGGGCACCTGGGGAACGGCCGTCGATAGCTTCACCTGGACGTTGCGGGCTACATATGCCACTCAGAACTACGACAGGCAGCTAACCGTCACCAAGTCCAGAAAGGGAGCGCCAGGCGAGAAGTCTGTCGTTTCTTACCTGACCAACGAAGCCCACGTTGTTCCAACGGCCAACGATGGCTCTGGTGCAGATGTGTCGGGTGCAGAGGATGGTGGTACGCACGTAGTCTATGACGGGCTAACGGATGTCACCACGTCTGCGGTTCACCAGATTGTAGGTGGCACAGACAACGGCACCAACTGGACTAAGACCCAGAATGGTCTGACCATGACGATCCAAGAAGGGACCGGCGTTTACGATCTCTCTGGAACATGGACAACGGCCAGCGATGTCGAAACCTTCACGTTGCGAGCCGTGTACGGTGGCAACAACTACGATAAGGTTTACACGATCTCCAAGTCGAAGACGGGTGGAGATGGAACGTCGCCAGAGGTCATCTCACTGGTGGCAAGTGCGAACGCCTTCTCGTATGACAATACCACTGGCACACCGGCACTGGTCGGCCCAACTTCAATCTCGCTGATTGTCAACGAGCAGAACACGGTGGGGGCGACCACCTGGCAGGCATGGGATGACCAGGGAACGGCAATCTCTCCGGTCAGCAATCTGCTGTCCTCGGTCACAGATGCCGGAGCTACAATCCTCGAGTCGGCGTTTGCTGGCATCACCAACAATGACTGGGTGAGGGTCAGAGCTACGCGAGATGGTATCTACGATGAGGTCACGGTCTATAAGCTGACCTCTGGCCAGGACGGTGGTGACGGCCAGGACGGTTACAATACCGCTACGCTACTGGCCTACAAGCGTCTAGCCACGACGCCAGTAGATAACCCCGGTTCACTGACTTATACCTTTGCCAGCGCAGGGTGGACACCACAGAACGGCTGGTCAAAGGAAATTCCAACTGGCACTAATCCCTGTTGGGTGGTTGCAGCTACGGCTTACGGCCAGGGCGCGACCGACAACATTGACGCAGCCGAATGGACGGACCCTCCGACCAAGCTGGTAGAAGATGGCACAGACGGACAGAACGCTGACGATCCTGTCGTTGGTCTGCTGACGAATGAATCCCATGTCGTGGCTACGGCTGCTGATGGCACGGGCTACAGCTATACCAACGCTGGTGGAACCTTCAAAGTTTGGGAAGGTGTCACCGATGTCACGGGCACTGGCCCGACCTACTCAATTGTAGGCGGCACAGATCAGGGTACGACATGGACTAAGGCCCAAAACGGCCTGACAATGACCATCAACGAGACCTCTGGTGTTTACAGCCTGTCGGGTACGTGGACAAGTGATGAAGAATCCTTCACGCTGCGGGCTATTTACGCCACGGTCACGGTAGATCGTGTCTACACGATAGCCAAGTCGAAGACGGGTGCTGCTGGTGAAGCTGCCAAGAGCCTGAGAATCACGTCAACCGGAAATCTATTCCTTTACACAGGTTTCTGGAACATTATTTTGCCGCAGAGCATCAGCTTTACTGCGATTCGGACTGGATCAACTGCAACGGTTAGTTGGAAGACTCAGGAGTGGAACGGTTCAGCCTGGGTAGACACCACAACCAACAGAATGAGTCCAACAACTGGCCTGTCCTCTACTCTTTCTCGCACTGGATTTGAGGCAGAGAACGAAGACTCTTTGCGAGTAATTGCCTCATTCAGCGATGGTGGAACCTGGGAAGATTCCCAGACGATTTACAAGACACGCCTTGGTGCAGATACGGCAGTTGTATGGCTGACTAACGAAGTACACACGGTTACGACAGCTTCTGACGGCACGGGTTATAGCTATGCAGGTGCCGGAGGCACCATGAGGTGCTATGAGGGTAGCGCAGATGTAACCACCGATTCTCTAACCACGTACTCTTTGCCGAATGGTTCAGACGGCGGAGCAACGTGGACGGAGACGAAGGCCAGTGGTCTCATTATGACTTTGAATGAGTCAACGGGCGTCTATAGTCTGTCAGGAACCTGGACTTCAGATGAGGAAACCTTCACGCTAAGGTGTACGAGGCGTGGAGCAAATTACGACCGTCAGTACACAATTACTAAGTCCAAGGCGGGCGTGGCTGGCGAAAATGCGATTTTGCTGTCCATCTCGTCCGACGCTCAGGCTTTCCGCTATGACACCAGCGGCACTCTGGTAGCACCCAGCACGATCAACTTCACCGCAGAGCAGCAAGGTTCAACGAACACGGTTAGCTGGAAGACTCAGGAGTGGGTGACGAACGCTTGGGTGGATACGGCTACCAATCGCATGAGTCCCACCACGGGCCTTACTTCAGCGTTGACTGAGACTGCCTTTAACACTGAGGGTGAGACGGCTCTTCGGGTTGTCGCTACGTTCACGGACGGTGACACGTACACCGATTCGATCTCGGTGGTCAAGGTGCAGGACGGTGCAGAGGGTCCGACAGGCCCTGACGGTACGAATGTAGCCAACGTCTTCCTGTATAAGAGGACGAATACGTCTTCGGCCCCGGCCAAGCCCGCCACTCCAACGAGCGCCACCTATACCTTCTCCACGGGCGTTCTGGACCCGAATCCGTGGGATGGCTGGTCGCAAGAGGTTCCAGCTTACTCCGCTGGCTTCCGCTGGCTATGGGTCACGACTGCGACAGCAGTCTCTACAAGCGCGACAGACACGATAGGTTCTGGAGAGTGGGCCACCGTAAGAGAATTTTCTTATCTCCCGTCAGACGTGACTACAGGGCTTCTGACGAACGAAGCGCACGTAGTCACGACAGCTAGTGATGGCACGGGTTATAGCTACACCAATGCGGGTGGCACGTTTAAGGTCTGGAGCGGCGGGACAGATGTAACGGGTGCAGGCCCTGTCTACACGTTACCGAATGGTGCGGATCAAGGTGCGACGTGGACGCAGACTTTGAATGGCCTGGTGATGACTCTCAACGAGACTACGGGTATCTACAGTCTCAGCGGCACCTGGACATCAGATGCGGAGAGCTTCACTCTCAGGGCTACGTATGACGGCACTACGATAGATCGCGTCTACACGATAGCGAAGTCTAAGGCTGGCACGGGTGGCAGTTCTGCAAAGGCTCTGGACATCATAGCTGATGCCCAGGTCTTCAAGTACGACACCAACGGCACATCGACAGGGCCTGACTCGATCACCTTCAATGCGTTCAGACAGAACTCCACAGCGACGGTTAGCTGGAGAACGCAGTACGATAATGCTGGAACATGGACAAACACCGCTACTAACCGCATGTCGCCAACAACTGGCCTGTCCTCTACGCTAACGAGAACAGCGTTTGAGGCTGAAGCGGAGCAGGTGCTGCGTGTCGTAGCCAGCATGACAGATGGCAGCACCTATGAAGATGCTATCTCTGTCATCAAGGTTCAGGATGGAGCGCAAGGATCAACGGGCAGCACGGGTGCTACTGGTAGCTCAGTTGCAACGGTCTTCGTTTATCAGCGCACCAGAAGCACCAGTGCGCCCCAGAAGCCGACGACAACGGCTACGTACACTTTCTCAAATGGCAATCTCAGTCCCGACCCGGTAAACGGCTGGTCATCAGAAGCGCCTGATATTACTTCCGACAAGAGATTCTTGTGGGTGTGTCAGGCTACAGCGTCATCTAGCTCGACAACCGATAGCATCTTTAGTGCAGACTGGTCAGACCCGGCGCTTATCACGCAAGCTGAACCTGGCATGTCTCTGATCTCAGATGCGGATTGGCAACTGTCTGTCACAGACCCAATGGGCGCCTGGGACATGACTGCTGGTACGGCCACAAACACGACCGTTCACAACGACATTGTTGGTCCGTATGGTGAGTATCCGCTCGTCATGCAGATAGCGGGCGACGGAACGACACCAGGCTGGTATTCCCAATGGGTGCATTGGCATGAGTACGACAAGGATAAGTCCTACGTCTACTACGTGTGGGTACAGCGTCGGTCTACCGATACTGACCAGGGCCTCTACATGGGCTTCAATAACGTGGGTGGAGGCAGCGAGGTAGTTGCGAGTTCGACAACTGGCGTGGTCAATTCCAACCCCTACTTTATCCCAAATATTGGTTCACAGCTTGATGTCGGCAAGTGGTATCTAGCCGTTGGTGTGATTCATCCTGACGGCACTCTGGTTGGCGACACGGGCATGGCGGGCATCTACGATCCGTATGATTACAGTCGAGTCTATGATGGCGCTGAGTTTGAGTGGAACGGGCAAGCATCTGATGCAGCCTACATGCGAATGGGCTTCTACGAGAATACTGCTCCAGCCTTCAACACGGACGATGGCTTCCTGTTCGCTCGCCCCACCGCATGGGTACGAGATGGCACAGAGCCAACGGTTCAAGAAACGCTGAGATTTGTACCGCAGGGTACACGCTGGAGCGGCAGCCTTGAGACGCGAAGAGACACTGGCGGCGTAGGTAATACAACCCCTCGTTTGCTAATCCAGAACGCATCGGCACCGCTACGTATCATTGATACGGACGATCAAACGACCCTGTTTGAATTATCTGGTGACGGTAGTAACTTCCTCGTATCGGTATTGGGTGACTTCCAGCCTAACAGTCTTGATACAGCCCAGGCATTCTCGGCTGCTGGTATTTCTGATCTTCGTGGTCGCCTCGGTCTGTTGCCACCGTCAGAGGGGCCGCTCCAAACGGGTGGTGATCTCGACCACGGCACAAACCAATCGGCATGGAGTGGAACCTATAACGTCGCCAAGTACATTTATGTGGATCATCTGCCTGACGGTAGCAATGGCGACATCTATAGCCAGGGTGATGACGTTACGCTGACCTTCAAAATCCAGGGTTGGGATTGGGGTACTGGTTCACTCCCAGATATAGCGGGCAATTGGACTGTCGTTTGGGAATATTCAACTAATAACGGCTCTACCTGGCAAACCGGAAGTCCGATTGTCACCTATACGAATCTTGAGGGCGAGTTTGAGATTATGTATGAGCCGGGCTTTGGCACTGAATGGTCATACAATATATCTCAGCAGAGAACCTACGTATGGACAGCGGCACCAGGTACGGAAGCAACTAAGGTTGATCTTCGTTTCCGTCTGAAGGTTACGTGTACTGATGGGTACACCACGGGAACGGTCACCGTTGGCACGGCTTCACAGCCATTGGCAAACGCTGGTGTTCTTGAGGCTCACGTTCACAATGCTTCTGACATCAACGCAGGCATACTAAACCCGGCCAGAATTGATGCGACCATCATTAGCGGTCAGACGGCGACTACTACGCTGGGTGCAACGGACGAGCTTCTGGTCAACGATGGTGGTCTGCTGCGACGTGTAGACATAAGTGAACTCAGGGATGTTCTGGATTTATATTATCCTGGATGGGGTGACGCGGAAACGATTAGCGGAGCCTGGACAATTTCTGGGGCATGGAATTTCACAACTGCGCCCAAGAAGAGCAACCTTGGCATTCCGTATTACCTGACATCAGGTTACACGGGTGGCAAGATCAGTGTTCAAGCCAGCGCACCTACTTCGCCAACCCAAGGTGATCTCTGGTTTGATACGGACGCTGGTTCCGTTGCTGAAGTCAACGATCTGACAGCCTCAGTTACGTGGGCGAACGTACCGATTGCCAACATACCTACGGGCACGACTAGCTCGACGGTTGCCCTTGGCAACCATAACCATGACAGTCGTTATGGTTACGGCACCACAACACCGGGCATTGGCGACCAGTATCAGTATCAGTGGAGATCGCATTCGACATCTCCTGTAGCTTACTTTAGGCAAGCCAGCACGGGCGACATCGCCAGGTTTCTTATCAGTGCAACTGCATCAGCGACCTCAAGCACCTCACAGGTCACTATGGGTCTGACGGGTTCGATCACGGCTACGGGTAACATTACAGGCGACCATATTCTCCCGAATACGACAAATGTGTATAATCTCGGAGGTACAAGTGCTTATTGGTCGAATGCGTATATCACTAATATACAGGTAGGCGGCACCGGCACCACGCTGAGTCAAAAGGCGACAGGAGTACTCGGGATCGAGGGGTTCGCCGCTTTCAAACATGCTTCTAGCACCTATACTAGTGCAGAGATTACGTTCTCAACTTCGACGCCGACGACTCAAGGCGCCAGCGGTGATATTTGGTTTAAGTACTGATGACTTCTCACGTTAAAATAGGCACCACCTGGCAGGAGGTTACGCAGCCATACGTAAAGGTAGGCAGCACCTGGCAGACTTGTACCAACGTCTACGTAAAGGTAGGCACCACCTGGCAAGAGGCGTGGGCAGCGGGTGGAGGTACACCAACGGTCTCACCTCGAGCAGACGGCGACACCAACCTTCTTGCAGATTACGGCTCGCCAATTGACTGCTATGTTGGCTGCGACTTCGACATAGACGGAGACGAGTGGGAGAATACATCCACCGGAACGCAGACCAATAGCACGGTCTGGCTCGACAGTGGTAGTGCGAGTGATGTGTGGGTTGAGTTCGTGAGGACTGGTGGCACAGTGTCAAACTGGGACAGTCACACTAGCGGAGTGCGCTACCAACTCAACGTCAATCAGCGATTTAGCCTGTTAGCGACTAGCTACTCCGGCATTGTGACAAAAAATATTATAGGCTATTTCAGAATGTGGCCCCAGGCCAGTGGCGGAACCGCCTTATGGACTGGCAACGAGTACACATGGCAGGCCAGAGCGAGCGTTTTGACAGGAGATATGTGTTCGATATGTTAAGAGTTTACGTTCCTGAAGAGTATCAACTATACGAGCGCCTAATGCGTCCTATTTTTACTTTTGGCCTGGAAGTCAGCGGTGATCCTGATAAATATGGAGATAAAGTCGTCTGGGCGGTGGCTGATGGGACAGCAGAGGACCTCGCTGACCGTGTAGTAGATTATCGCAAGTACGACTGGACACAAGCGGCTACTGTCTGTTTTGGGCATGACGAGGAAAGTCTGGTTCACTCTGGAAAGATCAAGGATCACCATGATCTTGTAACGATTCCACAGACCTCTTTGTCGATAAACATGGATCAAGCTATGGCTATAATCCTCGCCCACTACGTTACAGTCGTTCCAGACGAGGAGCGAGAAGCTAAGGTGCAAAAGGCGATGGATGGACTTCGCGCTCTGCGAGCAGAGAATAGGAAAAAGTGGCTAGACCTGAGTTTGACTGGACAGGTGTGAGTTCAGATGGCAGAAGTAAAGATTTGGAACGGCAGCGCGTGGGTCGCTGGTAGACTGAAGGTGTATAACGGGACATCTTGGGAGGCCAATGGCTTCTACAGGGATGGCATCTGGAAACCGCTATACCCAGAAATTGAACAAGGCGAGGTCGTCAATGCCACGGCGAATGGAGACACTAATTACGAGTGGTATTTGGATCAGAGCTACTGTTATGCAGGCGCCCAGTTTAGAGCTAGTGGGGCAGAGTACGAGTGTGATTCGACAGGTAGCTGGATCAGCTATGTAGGTGACTGGCTAACAAGCGGCTCATCTTCTAACGTATGGGTGGCATTTACCCGGACGGCAGGCATTACGGCGTGGGATAGTGGCCAGACAAACGGCACTCGCTACCAGCTTAATGTAGATCGCAACTTTTATGTTCTGGATTCCCCGCCAGGTCTAAATTCTCGCGCCATAGAAGGTTATTTTCAGTTCTATGACGCGGCTACAAATGGAAACTTACTTGACCGTGCCCCAGCTTCAGGTAGTTCACGCTGGCAAGCATGGGCTGACAACAACATTAACTAAGTAGAGGTGAGAAAATGCAAGTTGGAGAAAACGATGTAATGGCGGCGTGTCAGGCGGCTCTGGCACTCACGAATCCAGAAGATGACAGGTGCGTAGTACCCATGAGGCATGCGGCTGGCTCGATTATCTTGCGCGAGATAGCCATGAGAGTCTTACAGGGCGAGTTGGCGGTGGTACGCAATGAGCAGCAGCCGCCAGCCCCTCCAGGTCCTCCTCTCGACATCGAATAGTGGTATAATCAGACATTAACTTTATGTGTAAGGAGAATTCCGATGGTTGATGGTGGTGTGGTCGCTGGCTTGGTAGGCGTAGCGATCTTTGTAGTGTTTGTCGGCTACCGCATTTACAAAGCCAATCAGAGCAAAGGCGAAGGCGGTGGCGGTTCCAGTCATGGCGGCGGCGGTGGAAGTCGCCGCAAGACCCACGAAAAGTAGCAGCAAAGGGCCGATCCCAGCATCGGCCCTTTCTTAGTGTCCCGAATCTTATATGAGCCGCGTTAATGACGCTAGACCAGATCGAAACAATAGGCACCGTGCTTGGTGTCCTCTTAGCGTTGGCAGCAATGGTTCGCCTCCTAATCGCTACGGTCAGATGGCTACGGCCAAGGATTCGTACCGTGTTCAAAAGTCTTGTTGAGTTTGATACCCTGGAAAGCAAGTTCGACGAACTTACCGAAACAACAAGAAAACTTGAGAAAGGCGTTGAACTGCTGATTGCTGAAATGAAGCCTAATGGTGGGAGTTCCCTTCGCGACCAGATAAATCGCATTGAAGGGCGCCAGTTGTATCTCGATGGCCGTAGCAAAGCCATGCTCAACGAGGATGAGAACGGGGTCTTTGAGACAACCAAGGACGGCAACTGTACCTGGGTCAATCGACGTATGATTCGGATGACAGGACGTTCATT